ATTTAGTAACCATTCCTGTCCAGTAATCTGAAACAGCACATTCAGTTTGTGCAAATCCTAAAAGTATATTTCCAACTAAATTCTTTTCTGAAGGTGTTAAGTTTTCATTCCAATCTTTAACATCTCCCTGCATTGAAATTTCAGTATGTAACCAAAATGCTTGCATTTGTTTTAACCAACCTTCCGTATAATATTCAGGATATTCGAAAGGTTTATATTCTAATCTCTCTTTAAATAATTTAGAGTTACTCATATTTAATTTGTTTTTTTAAATTTCTTTATAGGCTAATAAAGGTCTTGTTTAAAAGACCTTATTAATTTGTAGATAGTATATATTTCTATCACAAACACATCAGTTCCCGTTACACTTAAGATATTATGATAATCTTTTCTTTAATCTGTCAGCCTTTGTAAAAAATTCATATGACATTTGCTTGTAATCCTTACGCTGATCATATAGATCTCCTAGGATCTTTTTAAGGATAGAATCTTCTTTCGAATAAACTACACCATTATCGCAAACAATCACATTAGTGTCTTCTCTTCGTTTAGCTACTTCACTTTTATGTACCTGTTCAACGAATGCATCTGGTGAAATATTAAACTGTCTCATTATTGAAGGATATAGTGAAGCAAAATCAAATGCACTTACACCTTCGTAAAATCCTAAGATTGGTTCCTTAACATAAGCTCCGACATATTGACCGTCTTTTTCACCATCTTCTTTTCTTTCAGTTCCAATTCGCATTCCCTGTTCTGCGAGCTTTCTTGCCATAATGGATTCTGTAACTGCCACCGGAGAAGCTGCTTTATAGAGAGGCATCTGGGTAATATTTGCTAGAGTTAATAGAACTTCCATTGACTTTAACTTCTGGTCTATATAATAGACTAAAACTGAATCGACTACGTTATAGTAAATATACTTAACAAAGTTGTCTCTATATAGATCCTGTAGTCCTCCCGTATATTTAATCTTCTTTACGTTTAATACTTGACCTGATACATAATCAAGTGAATTAGATTCTTTTACTTTTACACTACGGTCATATTTATCATACAACTGCATGTAATCTAAGATTCCAATATGTAAAGGTCTACTGTCTTTTCTATCAACGTTCTTTGTCATACCAACTTCTGCTATATCTATTTGTAATCTCTTACATCTATTTACGATATATTGCCAGTCATAGTTTATAAAATTCCATCCTGTCATCATTGGGAATTTAGGTAAGAACTTCATTAAGAACGTGTATACCATATCATATTCAGTATTGAACTTGTGGTATTTGAATTCCCAGTCTTGATCAAAGTCTTTAAAATACTCGTTAGTATCGTCTTGGATCTTTTTAATACTTTTAGAATCCATATCTTCCAATCCTAATACAATAGCCTTACGTTCTGGTGTAATAATTGAGAATGAAAGGATTCTACTTTTAGCTTCTTCAGCTTTTGGAAATCCATCAACGATTTCAGTTTCAATATCGACAAAGTACGTTTTAGGCATATTGTAGGCTAAGATTTCTTCTTTATCTTTTGCTGGTAAACCATCAATAAAATAATTAAGAGAAAACTTATTGAATTGGCGAGCGTATCCTAATTTTACTGGACGACCATCCCAATTCTTAAAGTCAGTACTTACACCTTTCTCGTTTTCACCACATATATACCAGTTTTGAAATTGGGCGATTGGATATTGCTTATAAGCTACTTTACCTTCTTTATCATAATAAGATACAATGACGTCCTTATCTCTTTGTTCGATATCTAATATCATTAATAGTTGTTTTTCTGACGTTGAACATTCTCTTCAGCTTTTGCAAAGTAGTAATTGTATGCTGTTTTTGCGTCTAATCCAATAGAGGCAGCGTAATTGATAAAGAAATGTAGAATATCTACCCATTCCATATACAATTCTTTTTTGTCTCCTTCAGACATATCAGAAATCTTTAATGTGTTGTATTTTGCAAAGTCTTTTTTCCAGTATTTCCATACTGCATTTCCAGAACCGTCTTTAATACCTCCAAGGGCGTCTGTCATTTCATGAATTTCATCTACAACTGCGTGAGTATTAACATGCCAGAATTCCATGATTTCTCTAATAGTCATATCTTCAAAATTAAAACCATACGTTTTCTCTTGCATGTTTTTTTGATGAGACATTATATCTTCTAAGTGTGTTGTTGATTTATCATAGAAATCGTTTACTTCTAGATCCTTGCATTCATTATCTATATTTGCCATTATTTATTTATTTTAAAAGTTATATCTAATCTATCGAATAAGTTTCTTAATTCTTTCTTCTGTCTTGCGATTAAATCATCTGAATAAGATGCAACTAAATTATTAACATCTCTACTTGATTTCACGTATAGTTTTTCACGTAAAACAGGATCTTGTATCAGCTCCATGCTTGGGTCATATTCTATTTGAATTGCAGCTAAACAATCGCTTGCCATAGTTTCATAAAAACGAAATGTTGTTACATTATCTAAATGCTCTGCATCTCCTAATATTAAACTTGCTTTACTTTTTGAAATTGTATCTAATAAAACAGAGTGTTCCATTTTCTTTGCGAAGGTTGTTGGAACCTTTTTAGTCTTATACCCAACTAACAAACTCTTTTCGCCATGTGGCATATACTTTCGAACTTGTTGTTCTCTGAATGCTGCTCGATTATCTCCATAGTATATTGCATCCCATTCTTTCTTAGGAGCATCAAAGTCAAATAAGGCATTGGTTGGTGTGCTATTCAATTTACTTGCCATTCTGTGTTTAAACATGTAGGTAAACCAATCTAATCTTTCCCAATTCTTTGGTGTTCTTCCTAAGAATTTTGAGATGTTTTTACCAGGGAATAGGTAAGTTGCGTTCTCTATGATCTCGGACCACTCAGATTCAAGATCTTGGATTAGATTGAATCTTTTCAATACTTTAACTGGATTTAAGAAATCAATCCGAGGATCATTTACAAGTGTGTATATTTTACCGCCATATCCTGCAAGAGCTCTTGCTATTGGTTCTGTGTGTTCTCCAACTTGACCTCCAAAGAAATTAGCTGTACTTAATTGGATAAAGACTGCGTCGTAAGAATCCCAATCAGCATCTGTATAATTTACGTAAAAATCAAACTCTGCTGTATTTCTATTTTTCTTACCAATCAAATCTACGTCATATCCATTCTCTTCTAAGAGTTGTTTGAAATATGTAGCTTCTAAACCTCTGTGGTTTTTACTATTATATGTTAGATTTGAAAATACTGATGTGATTGCTACTTTCATTACTCTACTTCGTTTACATAGTTATCTAATCCTTGAATATATGCAACAGCATCTAATAAATTATCACGTTTATGATTGTAACTTTCTCTAGAGAATTTAAGAGCTACTAAGGCCTTAAACATATCTGCTCCAGTTACTTCATGACCTGTCATTCCTTGAAAGATCATTGCCGCTCTATCCATTCCTTCTGAGAAAGGGCCGTATGCTCTATCTGCTTCTTCGCTTCTGTTGTTTACAATATCGTTTGCTTCTTCTAATATACTTTTCATTCTTTATTTTATTTAGTAAGTATTATATATGCGATTAATAAAATGTTTCTAGTTAATTCTAGTTAAAGGTACCCATCCTCGGTCTTTTGTCATCTTGTGTGGAATTCCATTAATTGAAGTATATCCAGATGGTTTGATTTCTTTCTCGTCTTTTGCAGTTGCTCTTTTTAGTAAATCTGCCATTTCTTCAGCGGTTGGCTTTTCTGCTTTAACTGCGTGCATTTTGTACTCCCAAGGGTGTTTGTGTTTGATCATAATTATTTGCTTTTTTTATTTATTAAGTTTTCTAATTCTATTGATAAATCTTCAATACCTTCGTTATATGCCCACTGAGTTTCATCGTTAGGCTGACCATATCTAATTGCCTCTGAGGCTCTTTCTAGTAGTATTTGTATTTCTTTTAATGTCATATATTATATATTAGTCTGTTATTATTATATAGTAAATATAAACAAAAAAAGTGAACCAGGAAAATCCTGACTCACTTATTTTTTAAAGTTATTAACAATTATACATACTATTGTCCGATTTTTCCATAGTATTTATTTAGAGCAGCTAACCTATCGTCTGCATCTACTAGCATTGTTAACGCTTCTTCTGCGTTCTTGTAAAAATCCCCGGTGGAGTGATCCCCTATACCTGTTCCTTTTTCGCCTAATAAATCTAGGGATAGAAGGGCTTTTGCTTTATCTGCTTCAGCTGAAGTTCTAAGCATTATGATTAAATGTTTATTCATGTTTTATTGTTTTTAATTGTGTTTACTTGTTCTAATAAAAATTCATGGAAGGAAAGTGGTTCCCAATCTGAAAATATTTCTTTTACTTTAGTGCAATCAATTGCATATCTTTTATCATGTCCTAATCGATCTGCTACAAACTCAAACTTAGGAGTTTTACCTAACATCTCTCCAATCATATTTACGATTTCAATATTTTCATATCTTTCTCCAGATCCAATATTATATACTTCACCTTCTTGATCAGATAGCATAAGTCCGTATATGAGCTGTGCATTATCATCTGAGTCTATCCATTCTCTTACTTGCTTTCCATCACCATATACTGGAATTGTTAAATCCTCTGCGATAGATTTCATAATTTTTGGAATAAACTTCTCTGCATTTTGATGTGCTCCGTAGTTATTGCATGTTCTTGTGATTAAATAAGGTAATCCGAATGTTCTACCTGCGGCTTCAACTAAAAGATCACTTGCTGCTTTGGTTGCTGAGTAATATGAAGATCCTTTCAATCCGAAAGTTTCATTTGACTCTGCTAATAATCCGATATCATCCATATCTCCATAAACTTCATCAGTTGAAATATGAATAAACTTTTTAAGATCTTTGTTCTGTCTAGCACACTCTAATAAATTGAAAGTTCCTTCAACATTTGTTCTAACAAAAGGTTTTCCGTCCTTTATCGAGTTGTCTACATGGCTCTCGGCAGCAAAGTGTACTAAGTAATCATAAGAACCTAAATCATCTGCAGTTACATCGCAAATATCCATCTTAATAATTTTAGTTGGTTTAATTATATTATCTGGATTTGCAGCATAAGTCATTTTGTCTAAAATAACGATATCATCATTTGGTAATCTTCTATTAAGTAAGTTTACGAATGATGACCCTATAAATCCTAATCCTCCAGTTACGATAATTCTCATGCGTTGTCTAGTAATTTTTTAATTCCGTTTTTATATTGTTCTTCTGTTAGGTTTCCTTCAGTATATTGTGCGATTTCATCTCTAATCGCTAACATTAAATGCTGAGCACTTGTAGTTCCTGCATCATTTTTAGCACGATCAATTAATTCTGGATTTTGCTTCACAGTTTGTACTGTTATTAAATCTTTTAGTTTGGTGGTAGACCATCCATGTGATCTTGTTGTATATACTACCTCTGGAGATAAATTATCCCCTGAAAATCTTTTACCAATATAATCATCACCTAAGATTCTAACGTCTGGTTTATAAAATTCTATTAACTTTATTAAGTCTTCCTCTGTTTGATATGTAACAACCTCATCAACATATTTAATAGCCATTAGTGTTTTATATCTTTCGTATAATGGAATTACTGGTTTGTATTTAGTAAATCTTGTTTCAGATGGATCTATTTGTAGAAAAACCATAAAGTAGTCACAGTGTTCCTTTGCAGTTTCAAAGGTGTAAATATAACCTGGGTGTAAAAGATCAAAGTTACCTGCAGTAAATCCTATTTTCTTTTTTAGGTTGCTCATATCTTATTTCTTTTTAAGTTTAAACTCAAATATAATTGTTTTGATATATCTTGTACTTGTTCGTCTTGATAAGTTTCATTAATTGCCATTGTTAGAATGAAATGATCTACCATTGCTTTCGATGATTCAAGATGCTCTTCTGTTTTACAAGATTCTATTACCTTTTCTATTTTATTAAGTGATTTAATAGACCACTCTGTATAATTCTCAGGTTTAAATAAAAATTGATTCATTGGTTATCTTTTTAAATGAGGAATGCCCTGTAGTTATACAGGGCATTCTTGAATTGTTTCAACACGTGGTTGAATGTATTTCGATGATACGCGAAATTCGTTACTTATTTTCCTTGATCCAATCTTTCACTTCGTCAATTTCAGATTTAATTCTGTCTAACTCGTTTAGTGCTTCTTCTAATTCGCCTTCCCTTTCATCAAGTAGTTCTCCAGCCATATCCGCATCGTCATCTTCTCCATCCTGTTCGTATGTACTGATATCGTTTTTTATGTCAACTATTTCTGATCTTAGGCTTTTTACCTCATCAGCTGCTTCCGCATATTGATCTTGAAATTCTTTTAATTCATCAATAGCTTCTTTCATTTCATCATCAACTCCTGAATCGCCAGAATCTCCTGTTATTTCAGCCTTTTTAGCTTGTAGTTTTTTGTAAAGAGGATTTTCTTTATCATCAATCATTGATGATATTTTAACTTCTCTACCACTAACTGGGTTTTTAACTTTTGTGTTTAAAAACGCTTCTAGTTTGTCGTTTTCGTTTACAAACTGTTCGAATAATTTAATGTGTTTCATTTTTTTAGTTTTATTTATTGTTTCTATCTTAGTCCTAATTCATCTTCAATGTCTGTCCAGTCGAAATCTTTAATAACGTCTTTAACTGGATCGCCATCTCCCCAATCTTCAATGTAATTAAACATACTTTCCGGTGAGTATTCATCTTCATCAGCGTCTTCATATTCATCAAATATTTCATCCGATACCTTTTCTGCGAATTTCTTTAATTTCTTAATATCTGATGAACTGTATTTTTCGTTAATAAATTGTTCAAATAATTGTACGTGTTTCATAATTGTTAGTTTTATGTTTATTTATTTTGAGTCTATTGACATGAATTCGTTATCTCTAATCTCTAAATTGTTATTACCAACTGATGCCATTGTACCATAGATTGTATCTTTTTTAGAAGCTATTGGAGAATTCATCATTCCAGTCTTATCTATTTTCTTATACAATTTGCTACCGTTAACATCATCCATAAATCCAACGTTAATTACTAATTCATATCCAACGAATAATTGGTTAGAATCTTCGCTGTTTAATTTATTAATTTCGTCAATATGAAATCCTTTATCAAGATTAGCTGTTACGAATAATACTGAATCCATACTCTTTGCTCCTTTTTCAACAGCATCTAAGATAATCTTTTCTCCAGTTGATTTAAAACTTGACCATGTTTTATTAACCTCAGCTAATGTTGCTTTTTGATCTCCTTCATATTTAATTTTAGAGATTTCTTGTTTAAATGCCTGCATTACCTTACCTACTAATCCTTTAGAACTATAGACTCCAGTCATTCTGTATACTTTTTCGTTTACGAATTGTTCGAATAATTGTACGTGTTTCATTATTTTATTGTTTGTTTAATAGAATGTTTTATTATGACCATATTTACGATCCCATGCATAATCGAAATCTTTTATCTTAGTTATTTCAACTTTAATTTTTTGAGCATGTACGAGGATATCTTCATCATAGTGTGTTGGAGCATCTCCGTATTTATCTTTTAATTCTGCTTGTTCTCCCATGGCATATGTGTAACTTCTAAAAGAACCCAATATTCTGTTCATTTGCATTGCAGCATGTATCATTGTCACTTCTTTACCACCGGGTGCAGTACCTATAACAACATCATCGTCCTTTCCTACACTTCTTCCAAATTCTTTTATACCATCTTTAATTTGCTCGGTTAAATCCATAATAGCATCCTTGACCATTTTACCTAATGGAAGTTTAACTGCAGCACTTTGTAAAATGTCTTTATATCTTTTTAGGTTCTCAGATTTAAATTCCATATCGTTTTTATATGCAATGGCTCCAACTTTTTCAGCATCTCGTTGTGCTATCTTATTTACCGTTGAATATCTTTGTTGTAATGAATCGACATCAATAATAATAGCTCTATCTGAAACTTCAGCGATTCTCTTTACACTAGTAAGACCTGTTCCTTGCCATCCTGATCTTGTCTTATTAATACCTATAGTTTCTTCACCTCTTTTCTTATCTGTTTCTATACTTCTAGGAGTTTTATATTTTCCTGACATTTGTTGTACTCTGTCCAAATATCCATGTATGTCTCTATCAACAAAGAATTTATTATTTTCATCGGCAACACATAACATGTATTCACCTCCTGGGATAGTTCCTGATCTTATAGATTGAGCTTCCTCGGGAGCGTATGGGTTAACTTTTTCAACATCTGAAATGTAGAAAGTAATTGTGTTTTTACCTTTAGCCTTATATGCAGCCTGTGGTGTTGTTACGATTAAATCATCATCTTGTATCTTATCTAGCTCTAGTTTAGTTTTACCATAAAATGCTTTAGGTAATGTACTGTGTACGCCACCTCCATTAAATAAATCTCTAAGTATTTGTGAGCTAAATGCCTCGTTTAATTTCTGTGAAGCTACAAATCCTTCGAATAATTGTACGTGTTTCATTATTTTATTTTAATTTTTGCTAAATGTCCTTCAATTTCAGTATATTGTGATCTGAATTTAGTAAGTGCTAATAAAGTTCCCATTGTAAAAGAAACGAAATTTCCTTCTGGTTTTTTCATTGCAGCTTTATATGCATCCTTTGCAGATTGTTCATTATCAAAAATACCAAGAATAGATTTACTAGTAGCAGATCCTATACCGTACCCACCAGATAATTTAATTTCTTGTCCATTAAAATTTACTTTATTGTGCGCAAATACTAAATATTTAGTTTCTCCTTTATCAGGTGCAGAATTCATAAATTCTCCAAATTCATTTGGAGAATTAAATAGAAATGAACTAAATGATTCATTAACTAATTCGTTAGCTACCGATTCGGTAATTTCTTTTCCTTTTTTAATTGAGTATTCCCAAATTAAAACATCTCCAATATTATCTTCAATCTTTTTAATATCTGATTTAGATAAATTAAACACAATTACTGATTCATAACCTTCGTTATCATCAAATTCAGTAACAATATGTCTGTAATCATCACCAAATAAGTTTTCTAATTCTTCAACCAACATCTTCTTAGGAGCTGGTGATGCAATTTGATATATCTTAGTAGCCTTTGAAACTGCTTCGTTTACTACTGATTCAAATGCAGTACCTTTAACTTCTTCTGGTTTATTAAACCTTTTAATATTACTTTTACATTTTTTCAATAGAGATATAACATGATCTATTGATTCGCCTTTACCTGAATCATTTCCAGCTTTGAGCCAATCATAATAAGTTGTTAGTGCTTGTGAAGCAGCGTATAATTCATTTTCTATCGTATCCTTAGACATTCTAGAAAATGCTTCATTAACTACTGATTCATTATAACTTACAATGTCAGAGTATTTAACTTCATGTTCTTCACCGTCCTGATCTAATGCAAAGATAACTTTGTCATTCCACATTGCAGTGTTTTCGTCATTTCCATTATCTGGGTTGTATATTATAAATTCATCTCCATTTGCTAGTTGAATAATACCATCATCGTGTTTCATCGCTTTCATTAACTTCTTCTTGTCAAATTTAGCTTCATTAACAAATGATTCAAATGTTAGTAATTTTTTCATTTTCTTCTTTTTCTTTTTATATTCTTTTGTAGCGTCTCCTCGACCGGCTGGGATATCTCCTGATCCATCCTGTGTTGCTGTTGGTAATAGAACTGCTCCCATACCTCCAATGCTAGACGGTGTTATATTTTCTTCTAGTTCTTTCATATTACCAAGCGTAATCAAATTTCTTAATCTGAGAAACTTTATCTTTTATTTCTTTAGCATAATTTTTAGCTTCTTTCTCAGCATAATTAGATGCGTATTTCTCTGCTTTAGCCTCTTCAGCTTGTTTAGTATAATCAACGTATCTACCATAATCATCTAATATTGTAGACATGTGATTAGATGCGTCTCTCATTTTAGCTTCTCTACCCTTAGAATTTCTTCCAATAATAATATCTCCGTATCTTCCTTTTTCATTTTTAGCTAAACCATCTTTAATTTGAGCGGTTAATGCATCAATAGAATCTGCAACCATTTTATCTAATGGTAATTTAGAAGCTTTAGTTGCTAATATTTCTTGGTACCTTGCCTTGTTTGCATCTTTAAAGTCTTTATCATTCATAAATGCAGTAGCTCCTGATTTTTGATCTACTCTTGCAGCAATTTCTGATCTAGAAGATTTGGTAAGATTTGATAAACTAAATGCTACTGCTCTATCTGCTAAATCAGCGGCTCTTTTAATTGAAGAAACTCCAGTTGCATCATATCCTTTATATGCTTTGTTACCACCAACTGCCATTCTATCATCTCCACCTTTTAAAGTTTTAGTGTTTGATTTTCTTCTATATCCTGTTGATTCGTATTTAACTCCTAAGAAATCTTTTCCTCTTGTTAATGCTAAAACACCAGGAGCAACTGATCCTGTTCCGAATGGATTTGCTTTGTCATTATCTACTATGTAAAATACTACAGTGTCTCTATCGTTAGCATATGCTTTATAAGCTTCTTTAGGTGTCATGTCAATTAAATCTTCGTCTCCGATTTGATCTAATTTCATTTTAGTTAATTGATAAAATGCTTTAGGTAATTCAGCATCTGCTTTATCGCCATATGTCATTGAATCTGTCATTGTTAATAAGTTTCTTAACTTAGAAGATTTAAATGCTTCAGTTATTAATGATCCTGATTCATTTAAAGAGTTTATAAAGTCTCCGAATGATTCGTAAATAAATTTAGTTTTCATGTTTTTGTTTTTGTTTTCATTTAAATCTAACGACCATCCATATTCTACGTATGATATTGCTTCATCTGGATTTACTTTATGTTTTTTAGCTACTTTTAATACTACGTCTCTTGTTATTTGAGAGTTTGGCAGTTTAGAAATTGCCTTATCAAATCCACCAGGAACCCATATTTTTGGATTCTCATCAGTTGCTTCGTGCAATTTCATCTCTAATGGTTTTGTATTTATTGGTTCTTCTTCATTTACTGTGATTGAAGCTAGTGCTTTGCTACCAAACTTAGTTAATGAAATACCTTCTTCAGATACGCTAAAATATTTTGAGTTACTTTTAGTCCATCTTTTACCGTTAGTTGATAGTTCTTTTAGAATATTATTAAATTCCTCTTGTGTGATGTTACCGTCTCCGATAGCTTCTAACATTTTGTTACGTATCTTAGCGTGTTTACCCACAGTAAGCGCTGGATGGTTTTCAGTATATCTTCTTTTAAGAGTGATTTTAGATTCAGTAACTACTGATTCGTACTTTTCCATATTGATAAAAACATCCGCAATATCTTTATTACCTATTGTATTATAGACTGCATTTGGATGTGAATTACCAATTGCTGCATTAACAACGTCTCCATTATCTTTTACTGTATAGCTTCCACCTTCAAATTCCTCACCGTTGATTGAGATTTCAAAACCAGCTCCTTTACCTTTAACATATTCTAAGTCATGTACTTTTGCTTTAACTTTATCAGCTTGAGAAATTGCAGATGCTATTAAGTTAGCAGCTGCTTCTACTTCTTTTTTACTAAAGTTAAACTTTTCAGTAACTAATGATTCAGCAACGATAGTATCATAATGTACCTCTTCAACATCACCGTTATAATCAGCATAAACATCAATAGACCATTCTTTACCATCATCATCTTTACCTAACCAATATTGATCTTGACCCTCATTACCGTGATTATCAATTATATCTTCGTAATCAAATTCAACTTTATGTTTTTTACTACCTATTTTAAATTCAACATAAGGCCATTCTTTCTTAGTAACTTTAATTGATTTAGCTTCATTAACTACTGATTCCTTTACGAAATTCTTAAGATCATCTGGATCTATAGAGTATTCCACTTCATCCGCATCGCTCCAAAGAATAACTTCATCTTTACCAATTTCGTAAATTTCGAATGATGAGTTTTTTAAGATTTCAGATCCATCAACGTCGTTAGTTTTATCATAAACATCTCCATCAAAATTATCGCTATCTTTTTTGGCTTTAATATACTGTCCTTTTTTAAATTTAGCTTCATTAACTAAAGATTCTGATTCAAATACGCTAATAGCGATGTTGGTAGATTTTTCATAGCTCTTTAGCTCCATTCCCATTGCATCTGCTACTAATTTCATTTCTGGTTCGCTCATGTAAGTTGAAGTTCTAACCTCGTATCCACTTTTACCTTTTTTAGAAATTTTCTTAATAGCTTTAACACTGTTACCTGTTGCTTCTTCGAATTTATTTGGAAATTCATATTTAAAATCTTTTATATTTCCATCATATGCTTCGTTGGCTACTTCATTATATAAAGATTTTACCCATTCTACTGAGTCTGTTGTTTTCTTAATCTTAGCTCCAAATTGTTTGAAAAAATCTTTAGCAAAGGATTCAATATCCTTTGAGTCGCTTGCTAGTTGGTGAATATCAGACATAGTTCCTTCTAATAAGGTCATATAGTCTTGGTTTTCTAGTAAAAATGATTTAAAATTCATGTTTAATATTTTGTTTTATTATATATTATAAGATTATATATCTTGATTATTTATGAATTGTTCATATGTCATAAGACTATTTTCTAATTCTGTTGATTCTGGAACTAAATTCATAGATTTTTCAATTTCAGACTTTAAAGTATCATACATTTTATGAATTGCCTTTGGTGTCATTTTCTTAAAGGTTTTTTCATCACCGTCTAATAATGCATTACGTACTTCAGTTGCTGATATGTTATCATCGGTTCTTGGAATTTCAAATAATCCAAAATCAGATCTAGAATTTAATTGATCTCTATATGAGTCATTATTAACTTGATATCCGTATGATTTCATTCTATCAGTACCTGTTCCCCATAATACTGGTTCGTATTTAGGTCTCATTGCATTGAACATATAGTCAATTGCTGCTCGATCTAATACTATGATTTCTTTTAAGAACTTATATTGTTTTTGAACTTGTTTAAACATCTGAACCTGTAAATCCTCAGAGTAAGGCTTTCTAAAATCATCGCCTTTCTTTATAGTTTTTGCTTTAATTAAAAAGACAATAACTGGATATCCATTTTCTTTGTGGATTGCCTCTAGCACTTTTGCATGTCCTAATGTAAATGGTTGGAATCTACCAACAAACATATTAACAGGTTGTTTACCCTGTTCACCGTGCTTAACTGTTAGCGCTTCGTTTAAATGCATACTAGATTTAATTTTGCTATGCATCATAAAGTTATTATAGTCGTATATTGAATTTTCATCAGTATTTTCTACAAATATAACTTCATTTATTTTATCTACAACTGTATTTAATTGTAAAACCATATCATCATTAATAATATCTGATGCTTTATTTCTTTGTTTTCTAAATGTTCCTATTGTTATTTTAAATAGAGACGCTAGAACTTCATTTGAAACATGTGTTAATGTTTTTTCGTTTTTAATAAAGTTAGTGTTTAGTTTAAAAGACTCTGAGTTTGAGAATTCAGCATTGTCAAAGTTAACTCCAACGTATCTTGATGCATTTTTAGAAATGTAGTCATTAAATACGACCGACATTAATTCTAAGTATCTTTTGTTTGCTGTTTCTTCTGTTAGCTTTATTTCTTTAAAATCATATTTAACAAAGTGTTCTAATATATCAGCAATTGCTATTTGATACATGTGAGAGCTTTCCCTAACCTCATCAACTTTAGTTTTTGTAAAATCTTCTAATTTATATGAAGATATCTTTTTACCTTCAGAGAAGTTTAAAATTAATCCTTCAATCTCTTTCTCTAAATCAACTTGTAATATAGAAGAGTTTGAACTTGGATTAAATATTTTATATATTTCCTTAGTAAAACTAGTTTCAGCTTCAGTTTCGATATCATAATCAAATGCCTCAGAAAATTCCTTGTCGTTCATTTCTAATAATTTAATTAATTTATCTATTTGAATCTGGTCTAAGATTCCATCAAAGATTATATCCTGAGCTTGTACATCTAATACTTTAGCCCATTTAGATACAATCGCAGGATCTATTATAGTTTTCTTAACTTTGCCTGCTTCTGTTAGTTGCTGGACATGTGTTAATATTAAATGGTTTTGTGGAATATTATCATATGTTATTGATGATACATTAGTTTCCGGTAAGTATTCAAATCCAAATCTGTAATCTGATGGTAGTGATTCTTTACTACCTGGATTTAAACTTTGAATATGTTTGATAGCAACTTCATATAGGGACATGATAGTCCTGTCAATCACTGTAAGTGGTTTTCCATTTGAAGACTTATAGTATTCGAATTTGTCATTAATTCTCCTAACATAAAAAGACGGAGCTGAGATTTTCTCAACTACCATCACCCTATTCTTTAACAATCTATAGAACTCATTCACATTTGTTCCTTGAAAATACTCTCTTAATTTTTGTAATGCCATCTTTTTTTATTTATTTTAACCCATAGATCCTTCAATGTCCCATTGAATTCTCTGTAGTGGATCATCTCCTCTAAAGTTCTTCTTTACCCAATCAATAAGTCCAGTTTCGTTTTTAGCATTTTGTGCCATATCAAAAGCATTATCTGCTCCTCCATTTGCTGCCATATCTTCTAACCATTGATCGTATTTCTTTTGGTTCCATTTAACAGCCTTAACTGCTTTCTTATGTGGTCCATCTCCTAATGTAGAAACAGATGCATCATAACTACCAGGTAAGAATACTCCTAAATAAGTACCATCTCCAAATTTAATAGACTTTCTAAATCTTCTTAAAGAATATTCAGCACTATCAATTTGTTTTTTCTTGTTGGTCTCTCCTTGTTTTTTACCAAGTTCCATTTTCATTAACTCAGCTCTCTTAGGATCTGTTTCAAAGTGTAATGCTTTAATAGGATCTGCGATAGAATCAAATATACCTTCATTTAATTCCAACTTAACTTCTTGTATAAATTGTTCAAATAATTTTACTTTCTTCATAATATATTTATCCTCCGTATTTTATGATACCCATTAGCTGGTTGATTGCTGCAAAAGTACCTGTTAATTTCATTGTTTTTCCTTTATATACAAATACAATACCTTCGGTTGGAATAATTGATTCAACACCTCCGATTCGATCTAATCTTTCTAACTCTGAAATTACTTTATTAACTTGAGCAACTTCTCCACCCTTTTTAATTTTGTCAGCTTCAGTTCTAATTTGATTATGTAGTCTTTGCATTTCAGCGTCTGGATTAGCTGCAACAAAATTACTTGCATTTTTAAGAATGATAGATCCTAGTTCTAAGAAAAGGTCTTCAAACGGTCTAATGTTTTCTTTTTGTTTTACTTTAATATCTTCTTTATCAAATTTCTTTATAGCGGCTGCTTCGTCTTTACCAATCTCTTTTGCAAGTGATCTCATATTTAACGTCTTTTTGTCTCCGTACGCCCATCTTAATAATAAACCTTCTTTATAGTCTTGTTGTAAATCTGGAAAACTTGTATCGATTGTTTCTCTCCACCACATTTCGTGATATTTAGAAACTTGATCAGAGTCTGCTAATTTATATTTGTTCTTTAGATCTTCTACTTTCTTAATAAATTTAGCTTTGTTCTTTTCAAAATCTAAATCTTTTCCTAATTTAATAATTTGTGGTGGGATAACTGTAAATGTTTTACCAACATTAATTTTAAGATCTTTCATTGCTTTCGCTATTGATCTTGCTGGTTTGTTATCATCTCCTATAATGTTTCCTTCTCCATCTGTTTTCTTAATACCATGAAATTGGATAACATCACGGTCATAATAAATTACATTTGGATTCTTAGAGTAAATTAACTCCATGTTCATCCAGTTTTTACCATTATCAAAAACTTCTAAATCTTTAGAGGATAATTTATTTAACGAGTTTGCTAAGTCTTCTGCTGCGAATTGAAAAGTATCTTGTACTAATTTACTTGGATGTCCTTCGAATTTTTGACTAAACGTAGCAAGATCCATTGGATTCTTTAATTCACCTTTATTTCTAGCGAATTTAACCTCTCCATCTTGTACTGTTGCAAATACGTTTTGGCCATCTGTTTTTTCAGTTGCTTCTTCCTCAAAGTTTAGTTCACCTTGTAAACCTGCCTCGATAATTTTCTTAAAATCTCCGAATGTTAAATCTTTCTCATCAAATGGATGGGACATGTGTCCTGCTGCTCCACCTTCTAAAATTAATTGAGAATCATTAGATTCTAATAAGTCTTGATTTGCCCTTTCTACTAAAAAGCTTTGGAATGATAATAGTTTTTTCATATTGTTATTTTGACCAAGGATGATTCTTAGCTACCATTTTTTTAAAGTTAATAAGTCCTAAAACATCTCTGTCCTTTAAATCGTGATGTAATCTGTAATCATCGTGATTATATCGCCAATGAGCTTCTTTAGAGCCCTTCCTGTGACCATATGTGACATCATCTTTTTTATCGTAAATTATTACGTTATCTGGGTGAAGGTCCTCGTATGACTCTTTAAACTTGTCAAAGGTATACCCGACAACTTCATTATAGGTCATAAACATTCCTTCACTAACAAATTGTTCGTATAATTTAATATGTTTCATCGTTTAATAGTTTTTATGTCCTCCGTTAATTCTTGCAATCTCATCGTATTCACTTCTTGAAAGATTAGATGAGTCTCCTGAAATACTAATACCAGAACTTCCACCATAGGTCATTCCAGCTTTAGTTAATTTTTGATCAATGTCATCTACAATTTTGTCAGGTGCATCATAACCTACGACAATATCGATTTCATTCCATTTAGTAACTAACATAATTGTAAATGGATATTTTGATTTACTTAATATTTTAACTACTTTGTCAAAATACTTTTTATCTACCTTTGCTTCGTTTACAAATTGTTCAAATAATTGTACGTGTTTCATCGTGTTAAAATTTATTCATTATATCCATTAGTTGTTCAGAATTACCTAATTGGTAAGAACTATTAACTAGTCCAATAGTGTCATAATTTGTACCCGTACTATGTTCAAACATTACTCCACCGTCTGAAGAATTGTATTGATCTAATACAAACAGAAGTTCGTAAATTTCTTGGAACATTTTATCTTTGATTTTACTATCGATTCCACTACCACATGTTACTGCTACTAAGAAATCTCTTCTACCACCCGGATTAAAGTTTGCTCTACCTTGAATTTCTCCACCAACAGTGGAACTCATTGTACCAGACCATCCGCCAGCAGCACCCGTTGAAGATTGATCAACTTCATATTTCTTATATTTCTTAATTACCTTAGAAATATTCTCTGCTAATTTAACAGAATTTCTTCCTATGAATATATCATAATCTTCTTGTTTATCATCACCCTGAACCATTAAAGGTTCCTTATAGCTAGGTAATTTACCAGACTTAAGAGATGCTTCAACTTTTGATAATATTTTTTCATAGCTTTTTCCCCATTTTTCAACAGCGATCTTTGCGATTCTAACTTTATCTTCTAATTTAGCTTTAATACCTTTTTTATCAAAAGATACTGCTTCGTTAATAAAAGATTCGAATAATTTTACGTGTTTCATTTTTTATTATTTTATTTATGATATGTCCATTGCGTCGTCATGGTCGCATACAATGCCTTTTTTAGCTATTTGTTTACATAAAGCGTCTAGCTGATTAGTGTCATAATTACCTGGAACTTTATCAGTAATTTTAATAGATTTTAAGAAAGCTTGTACTTCGTCTAATCCGAATTTAACTTTATGGCTTACATTTGACGTTTTTGCAACATCATATAAATAAGCTCCATAAAACCTACCACGTTGTTCTGTATATGTAAAATTAATTCCTTTTACTTTGAAAGGTTCATTTTGTGCAGAAATTGCCTTTGCTTCGCTTACAAATTGTTCAAATAATTGTACGTGTTTCATTATATATTCACTTTTTTCTATTTTATTATATATCTCACTCATACTCAACATATCTTTAATACTATTGATAAATACATCAGCAGGAACTCTATGTCCTCCATCATATACTGCATGATTAAAAGATACTTTATTGTCTTTAAAGTATTTTCTTACCTCTCTCCCACTAACGACTGAATCGCTCTTGCCAAATCTTATTTCTATTTTAGTCTTTTTTAAATCAGAATCATCTACTACTGGATCGAATGTTCTGTTAATTACCGCTGGATTAAATAACAATACTGGGATTGAAAGTTTGCTTCCAATTAAATAAGAAACATATCCTCCCATTGAAGATCCTACAATAAGATCTGGATTTAATGATTTAATATCTTTGTATAATTTATCAAAAGTATTATCATCCCTATAGTTTATTGATGGCATGTAAGCCTTGTCAAAGTTTTTGTTTAAAAATATAATCTTTGGGTCTTTTTGATCAATACTAGATTCTAAACCATGTAAATACGCTATCTTCATCTTTATCTTATTTGTTATATGTAAATATAAACAAAAAAAGTGACATAAAAAAATATTACGTCACTTATTTTAATTTATTTTAAATTTTAGGTCTTCCTAATAGTATTTTATCGTGCATTTTACCGCCTAACTTCCTAGAATACCAACCAGTACCTGGCTCTCCTTCTTTAAGACCGATCCAATCTACTTTTTTACCTAGTACTTTTTCAACAGTATCTAGATCTGAAACTACAGGTACACTATATGAATCTAATAAGATCTCTGCGATTTTACCTGAAACTTCAATATAAAATCCTAATTTATTAAGATCCCTACCTCGAGCTGCTATGTATTCTCTCTTTGCTGGTGAACTTCCATCATGACCAACTCCAGAATACTTTACACCAAACTTAGTTTTTTTACCAAACATAACCATGTCGAAATCTTGATCTCCGTGAATATCAAGTCCTTCCCAGTAGTTCCAATCTGGATCTGCAAAAACGTCTTCCGGGGATTTAATCTTAGCATGTCCTCCTATTACAGAGTATGCTGTTGAAATTAAATCAAAGAATTCTCCTGCAAGTTCTGGATATTTTTTATGATTAAATTGTGTAATCTTGCCTCTTTTTGGTTTAATTAACTCACCACTAGTTGCTTCACTAATAAACTCTTCAAATAATTTTACTGGCTTCATATCTATTTATTGTATCGACATAGGTGCAAGGCTCGATTTGAATTCCTTTGGATATTCTTTAGCCATAAAAGCCCTATGTTCGTTTGCTATTTCTAATAATTCTTTTTCGCATTCTTCTGGAATATTAATATCGTGAGCCATTTTAATAAATGTCTTATATATCACATGGAACATTGATGGTCCTATACCAGGGGCTCCGTTCACTTCAGGTACCCACATCACACCTTTTTTATCTAACATTAAATCAATGTTATAAAAATCTAAGTTAACCTCTGAGCTTAATTCATCAATCATCTTTAAGATTTGGTCAGTGTATTCGAACTTTTCAATATCTTGATCAATGTATATTAAATCAATCTTATCATCAGCATCTTTTTTACCAACCGACATGTCGTTATTTGTGTTTGTTATTCTTTCTGCAATATGGATTAATTCTCCATCCATAATAAATGCTCTGAATTCTCTATCTAATTCTTTAGCCTCTTGCCAAATATCAAATTCCATATCTGATTTTTGAGCTTCTTCATAAGTATCAAACTTTTCAATTCCCTGTGCACTAAATCCAGCAGCTGGCTTTGCAATGATAGGTAATTCTAACTTTTCAATATCTTCTAGATTATATACAGTATTTGGAACTGAATCCATATTTTCTGCAAATGCTTTATAGAATAATTTCTTATCTGCACTGATCTGAAGATCTTCTACTGTATTAAAAGTAGTAGCTTTCATATCTCTGTGAAAGTTATGCTGAGTTGATGAAAAGTTAAGTAATGGAACATCATATCTTATTTTATTATGCTTTCTATTATGAGGTATTAAAACCCCTTCTTTAGAATGATCTTGTTCATAATATCCATCAGTTCCGTCAATTAATACAAGGTGTAGATATTTTTCATATATAACCTCCATTAGTTTTTTAGTAACTGGCTCTTTTTTTGATGTTAGGCCTATAGTTCCTCTTAATGCAATTTGTAATTGTGGAATCTGATCTTCAACAAACCTTTCATTAATAAACTGTTCAAATAACTTTATGTGTTTCATATCTATTTAATCAAGAAACGACCCGGAAATACCAGGTCGTTCTTTTATTGTTTTTTAATTATTTGCTTCTTCAACCTTATAAGTTTTTCCGTCAAATTCAAATTCTTTATCTCCAGCTTCTTTAGCCTTTCTAACTGCATCTCCGAAAGCATTACCTTCTTCAACTTCTTCAACTTCTTCAGTAACTACCTCTTCTGATAATGAATCTTCATTAATTGTTACTGGGTAAGTTTTACCGTTAAATTCAAATTCTTCTAAATCTTCTTCAATTGCTTTAGCTCTTGCTCCTAGAAATGCATTACGCTCTTCTAATTTAGTAGCTTCATCAGAAACTGTAATAGATTCAACTTCATTTGATTCGTTTATTTTAGAATCTAAATCAACTCTAACATCTTCACCTTCAAAAGTTTGGTTAAATTTGTTAATTGCTGCTTGTCCCATTGCCTCTTGTTTGATCTGCTCTAAATAAAGTGCAGTACCTTCAACAATACCAATACCTGACCATCCAGCTGCATTTGCAATATCTGAATAATATTTGTCTAAGATTGATTTAATAGTGGCAGGTCCTATCTTAATAAAGTGTCCACCTAATCCATTCATTTTAATTTCTAAAGGCTTAATGTTTCCTTTAATCATTTTAGAAACTGCATCCGCTTCTCTGTGAAAGTTTGCATCTCCCATTGCTTCAAACGTTAAATACTTAATACATCCTAAAATAGATTCAGTAGACATAGCTCCTAAATCTACTAATACTTTATTAAATATTTTATTATATGCCGTTACGACTTTTTTAGCGTCTCTTTTACCTTCAACTTTAATAGCTTCATTAACTACTGATTCTTTAATACCAAATTCTTTAGATAACATAGTTTGTACGTCTCCAACGTTTGCACCAGAGATTTCCATACCTTCCGTGTCGTTTGCTGCGAAATCTTCAGGTTGAGCGTATACAAATTTAAGTAATAAATCTTCAACGTCGTTTATGTCTTTCTTGTTTTTCTTGTAAACATCTTTTAATTCTTTCATAGTAACTGAAAGACCTAAGGCACCGTGTTCATCAGAATCAATATCTAATTGAAATAATTCTTTAGCTTCAGTAACTACAGATTCTTTAACAAATATTGCTTCTTTATCACTATATCCGGGTTCTAATGAAAGTCCGTGTTTTTTCATTAATGACTTGTATTTATCAACATTATTAATAAATTCAATAGCAACGTCATCCATATCGCTTGGATCCGTATTTAAAAATCCTGTATAGTCATTATGTTTTTTATCAAATTGATAGTCTTTGGAAATCATTGATAAGAATGCATTAACTTCTGATTTACCCTCAGTAACTAATGATTCTCCTATTCTATTATATAGATGAACATAGTTGCTTCCTTTTTCAGAGTAAACTGATTTTATTGAAAATTCTTTTTGTGCTTTAGTGTAATATGCTTTAAAGAATAAGTTGTTGTCTAATTCTCCAAAGAAATGATCTGATTTACCAGTAAAGAATTCTGCATTTGGATAAAGCTCTAAAACTTCTTCCCTTGTTTTAGCGTTTAAAACATCTTTGTTAAAGTCTTTTACAAATTTAGCTTCATCGACTTGTTGCTCTTCTTCATCACTAACTTCCGGTAGATTTTCTTCAGTTTCTTCTTCAGAAATTTCTCCAAACAGTTGTGAAATTATTGCTGTTTTTTGTTCTTCTTCTAATCCTTCGAATGAAGTGATTTCCATTGAATCTAATATAGATGCAATTTTTGTAGATAATTCCGATCTTTTAGCGTTATTCTCTACTGCTAATTTAATTACCGCCTCATGCGCTAATACATCAGAGAAAGATCTAAAAGATTTAATTTTGTTCATTTCTGCCATTTTTAATAAATTTATTTTATGTTTTACATGTTTAATATATATCTCATTCAAAAGAGACTCTTTTAATATTATAATCAAACTTTTCTTGTTTGTATATTGATTGTCTTGCCTTTCCATGTTTCCATAGATAATTATCCCACTCCTGTGTTCTAATATTGTCTACAAAATCTACAATTAATACTTTGTCCTTTGATTCATGTTGTCTTAAACCACGACCAATTGACTGTCTAATTATTACTTCTGATTTAAACGATTCCGTAAAAAAGATACTGTGTATTTTCTTAATAGAAATACCTGTTGAAAAGGTACCGTAACTCGCGACGATAACGACCTCATCACCTGCTTCCATTTTTTTCTTATACTCTTCTCTAATATCTTTATCAGTTCCACCGTCGACATAAAAAACTCTTTTATCGCTCTCCTGCCTAAGCTTCTCATATAATTTTTTACCATGTTCAATCCTGTGGAAAAGGACAAGTGAATTCCTGGGTATTCTGCCAATAACACTTGAAATAAAGTCGAGACGAGCTTCGCTAGTAATAACAAAGTTTTGTTCAAGTGAAAATACATCTTTTCTATCATATTTATTCTGTGCTAATTCCTGGAACGCAAGCCTTTGTGAATCTGTTGCATAATTCATTTCTATTACTTTAACAATACACTTTGCAATGTGTCCTTCTTTCTGTAGAAAGCTAGCTTTAACTTCGCTAATAACTGGACCTGTTTGACTCATTAGTGTTAATTTATCGAGAGTTCCTTCTTTAGGAATTGTTCCAGATAAACCAAATTTATATTGTGCGTTAGTACATTTCTGTAAAATAGTTTTAATTGAATTACTTTTTGCCTTATGAGTTTCATCAACAAGGACTGCATCAAATTGTTCAAAGTACTCAGCATCTTTTTTTACTAATGACTGGTACGTTCCAATAATAATGTTTTTATTTGATTTGATTTTTTGACCTGCAAAGATTTGTTGAATCTTTAACGGGACTTTGTTCATGTAGTTATAGTCATGAAAGTCTTCATGCGCCTGTAATACTAAAGAAACGTTAGGTACTATCATTAGGATCTTTTCAGCCTTTCCTTTTTCTAACATATATGCTATAGTTAGGAAACTTATAAGAGTCTTACCTGCTGATGTTGCTAACTCTGCTAAGCACTTTCTAAATTTAAGTATGTTATATGCTGTTTCAATTTGATAATCTCTAGGAGTAATCTCGGCTCCTTTAAAAAAGTCAAGGGACCATTTCTCAAAAGTCTCTGCATTTATATTAGGATCAATTAAACGTTTGATTCCGTTCATTTCAATCTCTAGATTATAGTCTTTACATATTTGTAAAACATGGCGCCATAATCCAGCAGGAATCCATTTGTCATCCTTTATATAAGATACATATCCATCCCAAACTCCTCGCTTTACTAACGGATTAAATCTCCAGCTCTCGATTCTTTTCGTGAGGGAGATTGTAATTTGTTCTAATTCAAGTTCAGTCGCATCGTCAATTCTTAAGAACTGATTATCATCTGTTAATGTGAGTATCAATATTCATAATACTATTTTTTAAATTCTTGACATGTCAAGGCGATTCTTTATTGCAAAGCCCATATTATCAAGCGTTTTCACAGTTGCCTCAAAGAAAGACTTCTGCGATTCTAAAAGATCAAGCAGCTGATTGTCTTCTGCTAAATCTGCTAATAAAAACTTTTCACGCTGTTTGTCTGTTAACTTATAATCGTAATTATAATACTCAATCCACTTTGTCTTATATTTTTGATCAACTGAAGATTTTTGAGCACGCATTCTAATAGACATAGAAGTTAAACTTTCAACCAATATTTGTCTATAACTTAAAGAATAAGAGCTAACTTGCTCTAGATTATTACCTAGCTTTAGATCTTCAGTTAGAGCTTTTATCTTATCTGTCCACTCTATTCTTTGCTTTCCTAGATATTCATCTAGTTTAATTATTTTATCTTTTAAGTCTGCCATTTATTATGTTTTAAAATAATTGGTTTTTATTATTTTTAAAATTCTTTATATAAACTGTAGTGTTAATCTTTTCCTTTAACTTTGGTTCTTGTATCGTTATATCTTTTTCATTATAATTTACAATAGAACTTTTAAAGCTAATAAGCTGTTTCAGATTTTTTCTGCGGTTTCTATCTTGTTCGAATTCTTCGAATTCTTCATCGATCATATCGATTATGTCTATTTTTGTCATAGGTAAAAAGCATCTAGTTTTGAATTACTAAAATACTTTGAAAGATCTTTGATGCAATTATCCTTTAAATAATATGCAACTCTGACTAAATCATTTAAATCACCTAGTTCTTTAGGATATTTATCTCTGTTATTTTTGTCAATAGATTCCAAAAACTTTTCCCATCTTATGTCTAATTTAGTTTCATTAAAAAACTTACTCCACATAAATATCTCTTTGCCTCTTCTAAGTTTCTGCATCATCTTCTTTTTACCAGTAGTATCGTTATCGAACATATATCTAATTGTTGGTATCTCATCAAATTCATCTGTTGATCTACCGGCAGTTGCCAGCCCAATACTATTTTGCATAAACATTGCATCGATAGGTCCTTCGAACATTGTTACTTGTCTTTGCAAATCTACTCGTAAAATTCCAAATAAGGTTGATATCTTTTTAAGACTTATTAATTCATCTATAGAAACTCCAATATCTTTTTTCATCTCTTGATATATTTTTTCAATATCATAAGTTAAATATCTTGCGCTTTTATATTTAGAAAGTGCTCTGGTCTGAAATCCAATAACCTTACCCTTAGGTGCTAAATTAAGAACTACCATTCTCTTATCTTTAGGAGAATACATAAAGTTTTCAAGCTTATGAGATAGAAGCCTACCTCTTAGATAGAAGTAACCGGGATCACCTACTTCAATTTCTTTAAATCCGAATGTAGTTTTAAGTTCATCTCTTGTTGGTGCTAGATCATATATTTTTTTAAATACATCATGTTCTAATACTTCAACAGATTCTGCGGAAATCTTATGTTCTTGTATAAAGTCAATAACTTTAATAGAATCTTCTCGATCTTTAAATCCAATGTGATGATCTTTTAATAAGCTATAAACGTCGCCATGTTGACTACAGTTAAAACAGTGATATTGTAAACTATCCCAATATATACTGCCTCTTTTTTTATAGGTATCTTCATGACTATCTCCACAATAAGGGCATGCCAGACTCAAACGGCCTGGCATTTCCTTAAGCATTTGCTTATTAGGGTTAGTATGTTGGCTTGTTACAACCTGCTTTACTAAACTTCTAATTTTAGATTTTAATGATTCGTCTATCTTAGATGTCGAGGTCATTCAAGAAAGAATCTAGGTCATCGCTGTCTTCCGAACTTGCCGGTGTTGGTGATGGATTAGTAGTCAAATTTGCTTCACTTGTAACTGCTTCAGCTACTTTAGCTTTAACAGGTGCTTGTTTTGGTTTTGAAGTAACTTTGTCCATTGAACTACCTGGATTCAAATATTGTCTTAGAATTCCATTAACAAAGTCTCTTGCGTCTCCATCCCATGCTTTATATTCATAAGGCTCTAGTGATGGTGCAGCTTCTAATTCAGCTTTAATAGTAGCCATAGATTCTTTGTTTCTTTCTGCTGGTTCTCCTTCGACTGAAATTGCTGAGCGACTTGCTGAGAATTTAGATTTATCGTAGTTGTTATATTCACCTTGTCTTGTGATAATCAACTCAAAGTTCTTTCCTTCAAATAGGTCAAATACTTGTGTTGGTTCACCAAAAGCTGGCTTTAATTCCTCATCGATCTTTTCTTTGATCTTATAACCGAACTTGTATACCATATATTGGCCTTCCATTGCGGTGTTTTGAGGGTCTTTAACTACTTTAATAAGTGCGTAGTATTGCTCACGTCTTTTAAGTTTCTCACTCATCTTACGGTCTACTGCTGAATCACTGTTACGTAATTTGAAAAATGATTCTGCAATCGGACAACTTTCTCCAACAGAACTTGGTGAATCGACTAATCGACCGTTACCTGAAGCATCTGTTAGCCAGTGTACGTATTTTTTAACTAATGAGTTACGTGGATTTGATGGATTTGGAACGAAACGTATTAACGCTTTGTAGGTTCCATCTTTACCTTGATCAGCACTAGGTTTGTAGATTACATCTGTCTTAGTGTTTTGTTGATCGTGTGTTTCGACGTCTGCGACGCCTAAATTGAAAATGTCAAAATCTGCCATGTCTTTAATTCTTTAATTCTTTTAATTTGTTAAACTTTAAATTCTTTGATCGTTAATTCTTTCGGTACCTTTAATAAACTTTCATGTATTATATAAGAGACTTTATAAAAGTTTCAAATATAACTAAACTATATATCGAAATTATATAGTGCACCTTCCTCGTCTACAAAGTTATTGCCGTCTTCAGATACACTGAGACCAGCCTTCTTTAATATGTATAAGCTTTCTTTTTTTGTTATTCGGTCGGTTGAGACCATTAAGTCTAAAGTACGTTTTAAATCCATAAGGCTGCTAGATGTTATCTTTATTTTAGTCATTACAATATTATTATTAAATTATTTTACTAATTATGAAACTTTATACCCGAAGTACAGTATAAGTTATGTCTTTAAGCTGAAAGTTAAATATGGTCTAAAGTCTGAATGTAAGAGTTCAAGAAGTAAGCATCCACCAAGTCATCAAATGGCTTTGGGATCTTAGTTGTTTCGCCGATTTCATTAACACAAAAAAGAAGGAAGTCAGAGTCTCGAATAATCTCATCCGTCCCGGTTCCATTTTCAATAAAGACTTTCCATAACTGAGACTTGTTCATGTTACCTTTACCGGCATGTTTCTTAATAGTCGATGGGGCAATTGTTTCTATAGTTATTGGATTGAATGATTCTAAGATCTTAAGTTTAAGTATTGCGGCGCCAGCGGCCATGTCAATAATATTGTTAGTTCCTTGCTTTGAGCCAAAACTAGTTCCTTCAAAAGCAAAAACAAATTGAGTTTCCCCCTCTGTAAGTTCTTTGATAATTTTAATGATGTCGTTTGCTGAAGTGATATATCTGTTAATCTTACCTAACTCAACTGATGAGTAACCACCGACATTAGTAAAATCAGGTTGCTCTTTTAAAATAACATCAGATAGTAATCCCATGTCTTCTTGAGTTCTTTGATCTTTTTTAGTTCCTGACTTTGGTTTTAAATAAGAAATAAAGTGGTAAGTGTCTTTAAATATACAAATACCTGGTGAGTTTAGTGAAAAGTCTATTGTAACGTATGTCATTTATATAGATTTACCGATTGCAGCACCTAAAGCGGCTCCTACTAATCGTGAAGTTAACATGTTATAAAATACTCCTTTTTCAATTCCTAAAACTTTAGCTATTGTTTTACCAATTGTTTTACCTAATGCAGCTCCAGTTAATCCACCAATGATAGAACCAAATATACCTTCATTAGTCATTTCATTATTGAATCTCTCTATATTATAAGATCCATCTTCATTTTGGTATTCTTTAGCGAATTCCTCCAATGCTGTATCTACCTTTTCCTCAAGTTCATCTGTCCACTCAGTCTGTAAAGACTCTGTCAGTATGCTAAGTTCTATAGGAGTAAGGTCCTGTTCTTTGATTAATTCTAAAAATGTTTTCATATAAGTATATATCTTAATCTATTTCTAACTTTAAATTAAATTTATTATAGTAGAAGTTTATAGTAAATGTATTAAACTCCGCAATGTTAGAACTCATATTTAATTCTAACTCTGTAATTGAGTTCATGATAGGTTTTTCAAACACAGCACTCATTACATGAATTCCTTCAGCATCTAAAATTTGTAGTTTTAAATCATCTAGAAAAGGACTTTTAGTTTGTCTTGCATAATAATATAATAGAGTGTCTTGTATTATCCAGTAATTAATAAAACCATCTAACAATTGCATTTCAACAGAAAATTGACGTTCAACTGTATTTTGAATTGGTATCGCTCCTCTATGATAAGTTATTGTTCCATCATTTGCAGCTTGCTCAATTGGATCAAACGATAAACCAGGAATTGCAATTCCTTGTATTGAGTAATTTATAAAGTCAATAGGTTCTGTCATTAAATTACCAGGAACTCTATTTAAATACTGTTTATATTTTTCAGCAACTTCCTCAGGTATAAACTTCCTAGGAAACTTAAAGTTGAATAAATTATTTCTACTGTTTAATATCATTATATGATGTTTACTTTTCCGTAATATAAAAGAGATTCAGTCTCTCCGTTCTTTAAGTTAATATAAAATTTATCTTGACTCAAGTTAGTGTCTTTTTGATCAAATCTACTAGCGATTGATTTAGTCACTTTAAATAAAACTTCACCTTTTCCTAAATCAATATCTGGGAAATTAGGATCATGATATACTTGTTGTTCTACTGTACCGCTTTTAATAATAAGAATAATATCATCAGCATTTACTAAGCTAATTGATTCTATATCATCTCCCTTTGGTTTTGCAATACTAAACTTAATAAAGTTATCTGAAACTTTTGAAAGCTTTATTATAGTTTCTCCTTCCGGTTTGTAATCTATTTCATTAGTTGCACTAGATTCAGTTCCTTCTAAAGTTACATTAGTTGATCCTGCTAAAATACCATAAGTATCTAAGGCAACTGGAACATACTTAGTTTCCCCGATTGAAGGTCTAATTGAATTAACGAATTGATTTAATTCCCTGTTAACCTCTGTATTTGCTAATTTATTATAAATAACATTAACATTATAGTTACTGTTTAAATTAATCTTATTCATTCTTTTTCCGTATTTCTTAGGCTTGTTGTAAACTAAAGAAGCGATTTTTAAAATCTGAGTATTATCAGTCTCGTTGTATATTCGCATATTAACTGTCAGTAGAAAATTACTTGATACCGCTGAATTTAAAATAACAGGTCTATATATAATAGGTACGTCGTAATTTGCAATCTGAGAGAATGATGTATTATATGTGCTTACATAATTTAATCCTAACTGTTCGCTAACTTCAATATCATAAAATACAGTTATGTCATCTCCTGAAGATTGAAGTCTACCGTTAATATAGCTTTCAAAACCAGATTTTGAACCGTCTTTAGTTCCATATATTTCAAAATAATCACCATAATCAGATTCTTCTAATGTAACTGCAATATCTACGAATTCATCTTCACGTGTAAGGGTTAATTCTTTTGAATCAGATATTTCAATATAATCATGTCCGTTTACCGTCTTAACTGTTTCAATTAAATTTAATTTAATTTCATAGTTTCCGGAAACACACGCCGCTAATTGACCTGATCCAAAAAATGAATCGTTAAATTCTTGATTTCTAGCAGGGTCATTCATGTAAACTAATGAAGGAACTTTAATTTCTACATATTTAGAAAAAGAACTATCTGATAGTGTAAACGGTTTAGGGTTTTGAATTTCAAAGCTTGATGAGTTTAAATAAACTAAAGAAGTAAAATAGTTATATCCTCCATCAAATTCTCTTCTTGATTTTACTTGAAAATTAAAACCTTCATATCCTCTTCCGTTAAAAGAATATCCTGTTCTTAAGTGTAATCTTATTGTATCATACCATACCGCCTGCACCGCTGCACTAGGAATAACTACAACCTCTCCTGATTGATCTCCTAACCATTCGCTTGAATCTAAATAATCTAAACTGTTATTTAATAGTGCTAATACATTTTCATTACCAGTAGGAACTGCATAATATCTACCGCTCTCACCTGGTGCCGTTTTAATAGAATTACCTGTTTCTTGTAAAGGTCTAGCATACAAAGAGTTTGCTCGATCTCCAACAACTAGATTTCCACCAACTAAAACATCACCAGCTGCGTTAGTATATGAGTATGTATATGTTCCATTTGTATTAGGTGTAAACGTTACGATGCTGTTTGATTGAGTCTGTTGAATACCTCCAATATAAAACCCATTTAGATTATCAATAGAAATATCGCTTAAGTCAAATTTATAAGTTAATCCATTCTTAACAAGTAATTCACGTGCTGCGAAATTATTAACATAAACGTATCCATTTGCTATATTAACTGTAAAATTTACAACATCAGATCCTAATTCATGAATTAACATTCTAGGGGCAGAGTTGTCTCCTTCGACAGTGTTTAAGTATTTTAACTGACTACCGTTATCATCGTTCTCGATTTTAGCTAAATCAGGCGCACTTTGATCGTTATAGATAAATTCTAATAAAATATCCTCGTCTAATCTTGCGAACTTTGATGATTGTGCCATTTTCTTTTTATTATTTTAAAATTTTAACCAGCTAGGTGAATAATAAATACCAACTCCGATTGAAGGACCGGTGCTTATTACTTGGTTATTGTTTAAGTTTATTCCATATCCGAAACCAACTCCAATTGACCAACCTGCTTTTTTCTTTTGTTTTTGATTTAATTTATCATTAACAATATTAATATTTTCAATCGAAGTAAAATCTAAACCAGGATAAGGGGTTGTAATTCTTAAAATGCTTCTTCCTTCTTCCTTAACGATTGCTGTTGTTAAACTAATACCTTGATTAAAATCAAATCTAGAGGATTTAACGTTAAACATTGAATCTAATTTTATTAGTTTCAATTCTCCGCTGAACTCTCTATAGTTATATTTATCCCAATTTTTATTGTCACTAAACTTAAATGTAACAGTATCTTTGTCTTGTGATACTATAACGTTTGAATTTAAGATAGAATCTTTAATCGTTAAATCAGTTGAGATTAATGTGTTTATGTTTTCAAGTTTGGTTTTTTCTTTAAGAACCTTATCGTATCTATTTAACAATTTAGATTTATCTGACTTTAATACTTCAACATCATATTCAAATGTTCCTATTTTAGAAACTAATTCGCCATTCTTATTTAACT